CTATTCGGCTTTGCAAAATGCAGCGACCGGTGATGTTCTGGACGTTGCCCCTATAGGCCGGTCTTACAAACTAGAACCACATGACCGGCTATTTGCAAAACAGGCCGATTTATTGAGCGAATCAGATTTGCCGCTTGGTGATGTTTCGGTTGTTGACCGGCTATATGAGGGCGGGCTTCGGGCGCATCGCACGATTCATTTCAACGACCTGCAAACGACCGTTGGTGATAGTAGCGACCTTGTTAGATGCCGCATGGATATTTTTAACAGTGTAGATAAATCTTGGTGTTTTCAAATATTCAGCGGTGCATATCGTGACCTTTGCCGCAATACCTTGGTTTTCGGGGGTGAGAAGTCATATCACCAGAAAGCAAAGCATACCAAGAATCTGAGTGTTGAAGCCATGATAACCAAGGCGGGCGGCTCTCTTGATATGTGGGCTAACCAGCGCGACCAGATGCGGGCTTGGCAGGGTTCGCGGCTGTCTGATGAGCAGTTTGCGAACATCTTGAAAGAAACCATTTGCGCCAAGACTGGGCGGGCAGTAAAGGCCGGTGTTCTTGAGGGTGTCAACGAACGCCTGATGAATGCTTTGCTTTACATGTTTGATAAAGAAAAGCCAGAATTGGGCGGGACAATGTGGGCGGCCTATAACGCTTTGACCCACTGGGCAACTCATACGAATGAGACCGTTACCAATCTTGAGACCGGCAAGGAATACCAGACCGGCAAGAAGACGGCCAAGGTTTATGATGTGCAGCGCAAGCGAAATGAACAGGTTGCCAGCGTCTTGAATAGTGACGCTTGGTTGTCGGTGGCGGCATGACCCCACTAGAGTTTGTTTTGATGCTTTGGGTTTTGTTAGGATAATAAACCATGGAAGCCTTATATGTAATCTATCGCAGTCTGACCGTGCTGTTGATAATCGTGATAATAACAGCGGTCTATCTTTAAACCAACCAACGCCCTGAGGGGCAGAAAGAACCACAAAATGACACAGTTTGATAATGATAAAGCAATGTTGGAACTTTGCGAACAGATGATGAACCTTGCTGAAGATAAGGCCAAGGCCAAGCTTCGCGCCAGTCTTTACGAGGCTTGGAAAGACCACGGCAGGCCACTTGTTGAAAGCTTGCCAGAAGCCACGGCAGCCAAGCCTGCAAAGCCTGCGAACAACTGGCACCGGATGGCAGCGCGGCATCATCGGCTGGTTGCGGAACTCAAGCGCGGCTATCAAGCGGTGCCGGTGCTTGCTGGTAACCTTGAGTGTAAGAAACAGAGCATCTATGCAATGCTAACCACTCTTAAAAAGAACGGTTACACCGTCCAGATTCACGACCTTGGCAGCCGTCAGGCGGGCAGATACATGAAGCTTTACCGTATCGCCTCGTAACTTTGCGAACCTTTGGGGCGGGGTTGCTATTCCTCCTATAAACCTGCCCCACCTTGCCCCCCTTGCCCTAGTCGGCGGGGGGGTTTTTTATTGCCGGTTATATTAAAGGGGGATAACCGGCGGTAATCCCTTGGTAATCCTTGGGGCTTGTGCGGTGTGGGTTGTATATATTCCCTAAACCAAAAGGCCACCCCACAGCAAACCGGCATGACAAATCAACTACACGGGCGCGGGCGGGCGCGGGTTTATTGCGGGGTTTCATGTGTGTTCGCGGGGTTTGGTTGCCGGTGGTATGCCCTAGGGTATCGGCGATGGTGACAAACAAGATAAAAATATGGCTCGTGCGCGGGTACGCAAGGGTCACCCCACCCCCCCTGCATTTGCTATGCAAACCCGACATATTTTTTCTACTTTTAAGGTTATCGATATGGGCTATTTGCGAACCTCTGGGGGGAACCGGGGTCCCCAACGAAAAAACCCCCGCTGGGCGAACCAACAGGGGTAACTTTGCGAACCTTTGGGGGGCTTGGAGGGATATAGGGTTTACCCCGGCAGGACTTGGTCCTATGGTAGCGTCATTTTTCCGATTTGTCAACCCCCTTTTTACTTTTTTTGTTATTTTTAGGTAAACCATGTAGAAAACAGGGTTGACAGCGGTTCCAAAACCCCCCATAATACAGGGGTGTGCCACATGTTCGCGGGAGAACACCATGTTCGAAGCTGTCCTACTAATATGTTTAGCTGCAGCACCCGAAGAATGTGTTGAGTTGAGCGATACAAGAGGTCCCTACGCCAGTAAACCTGACTGTATTCGTCGTGTTGACGAAATGGCGGAGTTCGCCACGAGTGTAAACCTGTTCGAACTAAACATAAAGTGGAAGTGTACCACCCCAAAGGGCGTACCATCTTAAATCCCCATGAACTTACTACCCCAAACGAATAAAAAAGCTGCCCTAACTGAAAAGCAAGAGCAGTTCCTCGACGCCTTGTTCGAAAACAACGGCAATATGACCGTTGCTGCCGAACTCGTAGGCTATTCCCCCAAGTCAGTTACGTGGCTCAAGGAACGTTTAGCCGATGAAATCATCGAACGCACTAAAGTCATGTTAGCAGGCCACTCCCTGTCAGCCGCGAACAAGCTGGCAAGCCTTGTGACAGCCGTGGATATCGAACGCGGGGACGAACTACGCATGAAAGCCGCAGAATCAATCCTGAATCGCGTAGGTATAGCCAAACAAGAAACAATGAACCACAACGTACAGGCAATCCACGGGGTTGTTCTGTTGCCACCCAAGAAAGAGGTAGTGATAGATGGCTGAACGACCTATTTGGCTCCGTCGGGCAATGGACCCCACTACACCAACGACCTACGCTAACGAAACTATGCGAACCGTTAGCTTTGAACAGGATGGTGTAGAATATGTTGCTCCAACTATTCGTCGTGAAAAAGAAGGATTGAGCAGGCTATCTAATGAGGAAGCTATCAAAGAAGCTATGCGTCGTGGTGACGCTATCCGTGTTCCAAAAGGAATGACGGGAACTAAATTTTCAAAAAAACTAAGTAAAATGGTGGAACAGGCACGGATACATCGTGGACGCAAGGCCACATCAACAGCGGAGACAAGTACAGATGGCTGATATAAGTAAAATGAATATTGTGGAATTAGATACGTTCCTAAAAAGAGACGACATCACAAAGGAACAACGTGCAGAAGCTATGATTCGCATGAATGAAATTAGTAGAAGGGATGAAACACGGCCTGGTTCTGTTCCCATCCCTAAACCAAAGCCAAAACCTAAAGGACAGCAAGTAGCCAAGGGTGGCAAGGTTCGTGGCTACGCATATGGCACCCCCAAGGGCGGTGTGAAGAAAATGTCATCCTGCCGTGGTCGCAAAGCAATGGGCAACAAGGATTAAAGTTATGTCAAAAAATCGTACACTTTTAAATAAAGATGGTACTGTTCCTTCCCGTAGTTATATGGAAATTGCAACAGACCCGAAAGCAGGTTCACCGCTTACATCTGCAATTATCTACGCTGCAGAAAAAGCAGGCTTGACCGGCAAAACTCGTAAAGCAGCAAAATCTGCCGAAACGACTATTGAAGAAATTGACGGTCTGAAAATCATTGTTCGCAAAGACGACGACGACGATTAGCCCGTGGCCCCACGCAAAAGAGTCCTAGTCCCCCCGAACCCAGAAGACTTAGGCAAGGTCGGCAGACCTAAGAAAAGACCCGGTGAATCCAAAACCACGCACAATATAAGTGACCGTGAGCGGGCAAGGCGTTCTGTGCAGATGAAGTTGCGAAACGCCAAGAAGCAGCAGCAACGTGAAGAAACCCGTGTCGCTCGCAAGCGTAAGAAGGTCAAGGACTTAACTGCCGCAGCCGCGAACATACAGGATGCCATGAACGGCAACAAGACCCGCGTTATAGATGCGGCTGATTTAGATGTACTACCCAAAGCCGTAACGGACCTAATTGATGACACGCCTATTATATTCAAACCTAACGAGGGGCCTCAAGAAGATTTTCTATCTGCCCCTGAACAAGATGTACTCTATGGGGGAGCCGCTGGCGGTGGGAAGTCGTTTGCTCTACTTGCTGACCCCCTACGCTATTGCCATAATGCCAATCATCGTGGGCTACTTCTAAGACGTACCCTCGACGAACTAACCGAACTCATCGACAAGTCCAAGCAGTTATACCCCAAGGCATTTCCCGGAGCCATCTTCCGTGAGTCGAAGTCAACGTGGGTGTTCCCATCCGGGGCAACCATGTGGTTCACGTATCTCGACAGAGATAAGGACGTTACCCGTTTTCAGGGACAGGCGTTCAACTGGATTGGCATCGATGAAATAACCCAGTACCCAACAAGCTACGTCTGGGACTACTTACGTTCCCGTCTCCGCTCAACAGACCCCGAACTCCAACAAAACCTGACTATGCGCTGCACAGCTAACCCCGGCGGTGTTGGCGGCTGGTGGGTCAAGAAAATGTACATTGATGCCCACGAACCCAACAAGGCGTTCGGAGCAAAGGATTTAGAAACGGGTCGCACGTTCGTGTGGCCTGAACATCATCCAAAGGCAGG